GATAGCGTCTGAAATAGAAGATAAAGATTGTTACATGCTTCGCAAACCCAAGGGTGTGGTATTTATTTTGCGGTGCTTTCCATAAGTTTTTTAACACTGTCTTTACAGAATCCCGCGCCTTCTCTATTAATGAATTCATATATTACTCCTGTTAGTTTTGACGGCTTAGTAAAAACTTGTGTTAGGTCGGGGTCTTTGCAGGTAATCGGTTTTTCTGTGTAAAATTCAGCATAGCCCTTTTCTTTCCACTCGTTCATCACCGCTTCTACGTCTTCCACTTGGTAGGCCATGTGGTGGATGCCGCCAACATTTTCCCTTTCAGCCACCCAGTCTCCAACGATAGAACCTTCGCTACCGTCACTAATAAAAATCTCAGGAGGCGCATGGTACTCCACCTTAATAGGAGCGTAAGGAGCGGCGTGTAAAGCGTGATAGGTCCAAAGCTTCGTGTCCGGGTGCCTTATTTCTGGTGGTACTAGAGCTAGACAGTCGGCCTTGGACCCATCATCAAATTCTATTTGAAATTCTGTGCCGAGCGTGTAACCAAAAGCTTCTTTAATAAATTCTACAGTGTCGTATCTATCTTTTACTCTGTAGGCTATGTGGTCTAATCTCATAATATTTTGACTGTTTTTTAGTTATTTTTATTCTCCCTCAATAGAAGGAGGTAGTCAATGCTATTTTTGATTTTTCTCCATTTGAGGACGCTGGTGTAGATTTCTTCAGTCTTGTATCTCCAAGCATCTATAGCAAGCTTGCCTTCGAGGTCGTGGAAGTGCTCGTTTATAAGAGCTTTGTCCTCGATTAGATCGTCAAGGACTTTCTCTATTTCTTTAAGATATTTGTCTCTCTCCATTTTAGTATCTCTTCTTGACTCATGTCCCCAAAGTCATTTCGAGTAGGAAAGGCAACCTGTATTTGGTCTGGGTCAAAGTAGTTTTTAAGTTTTTTAATTGCAGCCTTTACGCCTTTATTTCCTGCACTGTTATTATCTGAGTCATCGTTAAAAGATACAAAAATTTTATTAGGATCTAATTTAATCAACAAACTAAGAAAAGCGGGGCTTATGTTTAGGCCAAAAACCACTATAGTATTTTTAACCCCACACTCCCATAAAGAAAGCATATCTCCAACGCTTTCAATCAAGATGATTTCCTTTTTTTCTTTAAGTATTTTTTGGTTTACCTGAAGGGGGTATTTCCATTCTGAGGTTCTTCCTCTGTGCAACCACTTGGGCTTCCCCTCGGGTATGTCTTTGGTGTATCTACCTGTTATTCCTATTAATTCTTTTTTAGAATTAAAAATAGGAAAGACATATCTATTTGCCATGGTTCCGTTGTGAACTATTCCTCCGTTGAATAATTGCAACGTGTCTTTTGATACGCCGCGCGCTTCCCAGTAGGAGTGGTCGGGTATAATTTTTTCAAGATAAGACTTTGGGAAGATTTTAACGCCAGAGACCGATGGCCTATGCTCTCTTTTAATCTCCCCATTAATTTCCCACTTATCTCTAAGAACGGTTTTTGCCTCGTCTATTGTCTTGAGCCCCAAGGAGAGTTGTATTAAGTGTTCGAATGAACCACTAATCTGCTTGCTAAAATCGATGAAGTGGCCGGTATCTTTTCGCACGGATAAGACCGTATCGCTACTGGAATCCCGGTACATTGGTTTCATCCGGAATTCCCTTCCGTTATCCTTGATGTTAGAATACCCGACATCAAGCAGGATGTTTTTAAAATCCATTTATATTACATCTCCATCTTGGTTGCTTTCGTCTTCTAGAGTATATTGCATTCTTTCTCTAGCCGCAATATCCTGAGCGCTTCCAACTTCTTCAACGTTAAAATTCATTACATTAAAGTTAATAAAATTATTTTCAAATCTTATGTTGCCGTTCTCATCGGTCCTTCTTACTAGATCATGGTGCCCCGCAGCATCTTTGCCTTGCCACCTTGATTTTACTGTAACAAGTTTGTGAGTTCCAAACTCTTCTCCGTCGTTAGCAAGCTCGTCCACGGTTTTTCTTCTGAAAATTCCTACGTAACTAGCAAACCACTGAAGTCTGTCGGATAAGGCTATCGCTGAGCTATCATCTACGACTGCTCCACCACGCCTGTTAAAGTTTTCCCCGCTTCTGTTCATTTGCATTGCGGTAATTATGGCGCAGTTTAATTCTTCCGCGAGCTTCTTGAGTTTGTCAACTTTATCACCAATTGCTTGATGTTCTGCCCAATTGTTGCCGACCCTTTCTCCCGTCAGCTTTATGTAGTCATAACCAAGCACAAAAGGATTACCGCGCCCAACGTGAATCATGGCCCATCTTCGCGCAAAGGAGCATAGTTGGTCAATGTTTTTATTTCCCACTGGGTAGTGATAAAATTCGCAGTCTTTTATTTTTTTGAAAGCTTTCCTAGTTTTCTCTACTAACTCTGGATTTTTCCTCCAGTTACCTGTCTCAAGGTGCCATAAAGACACGCCGCTTAACGCTGAGGCAATTCTAAATTTTACATCTTGGGTATCCATCTCTGTGTCAAGCAATAAAGACTTAACCTTGCCGCCTTCAGAAATCTTACGGCACAAGTCCATTATAAAAGTAGATTTGCCTTGTCCGGGGCGCGCAACAATAGCGTATAAATTTCCGGGACGTAACCCGCCATACATCCTGTTGAATTCTTTATAAGGTGTGGCAAAGCCAGACTCATCGCAAGGGTTTTCCCCTCTTTCTTCAACCATGGCTTCAATATTGTTTAAAAGTAGCTCCGGCTCTTGTTCTGTAACTTCGATTTCTTTAAGTTCATCCCCGTACAGGGTGTCTACCGTGCTTACAATTTCGTCAATTTCTTTTTCGCCGTTTTCCTTTAGATATTTTTTGATGTCATCACATTTATGATATAACTTTCTTCTAACCGTTAGTTTGGCGAGTTCTTGGGCGGACTCCATTAAGCCCTTGACGTTTATAGATGTAAATGAAATTGATTCTAAATAATCATAAATATTAATATCATCTTTAAATGATATGCCAATGTTTTTAATCTTTTCAGCGATGATTACCGTGTCAACGCTTTCGTTTTTAATTATTGCGCTTCTTAAAACACAGAACACGGTTTGATGTACTTCGTTTATAAAGTCTTTTTCACTAATGTATCTTTCAATGTCTGCGAAAAATTTGGGGTTCTTGATTAGTCCGCCTAGCACGTGTCTTTCTATCTGTATCGAATATATTGATTCCATGTTTGTTACTGCCTTTCATTCCGACTCCCTCCTCGCTTGTTTCTGTCTTGTTGTTCCACTCAGTGCTGTTGTCGTTTGTTTGCATGTACTGAGTATACAGGAATTTTTACTGGTGGCAACAAAAATCATATTTTTATTTTGAAAGTTTTTTCTATGGACTCTTTTGAAAGGTTTTCCAAGTCGCTTTCTTCTAGCTCTATTAATTTGTATCCGTTTTTTTCGAGCCAATTGGCTTTTTGCCAGTCCCTCTTTATAGAGGCTAGGTACTTGGCTCTGGAGTTACCGTGAAAAAACTTATTAAAGGAAGAATGTTGTGGCCCGTTTACTTCAACCGCAACCTTGATTGTTGCATTTAAGATGTCTACCTTGAGCCTCGTTCCGTACACGGGGAACTCTTCGTAGACGACATGCGCGACCCAATGAGGCTTGAGAAAATCCTTTACTCGTTTTTGTAGTTTTGATCTTGATTTTTTGTTCCAGTTTATGAGGTATTTGGATACACTCCTGTTCTGCAACCTTCCGTTTATGTTGTAAAGTCTCATGACAAAAAAGACCGGGCGCCGGTTAGCTACTCCGGTCCTCCTACGCGCGAAGGCATGCAAGCTCACACTACGCCCGGACTTTAAAAATTGGTGGAAGCGGCGGGAGTCGAACCCGCGTCTTTAAAGCCATCGGCTCAAATATACTACAAGCTTTATCAGTATTATTTACCTCGCGTAAGGCAGGTTACTGATAAACCAACCGGGCCGCTCAAAGAGTGGCTGGGACTAGCGTAAAACGCTAGACGCCTACACGAGTTTGAAGTCACATTTTATACTAGCGTTACAACCGCCCTAGTTTTTTGCTCGCTATCGACGCCCTAGCTCCTTAACGAGCATCCAGAGTAGGACGTGACGGGACTTATGCCGTCAGTTGGAGAGCCTCCTCTTCAACATAACCAAACTTGGCGAGAATCTCGTCAGCTTCAGCTACAGAAGGAGCCATCTCCATGTCAACGTTATCGTTGGCACTTATGTTTTTTTGATAGATGTTTTAAGAGGCCAACCATCATCCTCTGCTTGCAATTTGGCGTAAGGTTCTAAATCGAATCCAGTACGCTCCCATTAAATTATTTACACTATATTAAGACTTTTTAAGTACGTCTCTAAATTTAAAAAATAAAAATTTTCCTATA